AGATGGTGCTTAAGACGTTAGCTTCTACAGGAATCGTAAAAGCATGGGGTTGTGACTTCGACAACGCTGATTCTACATTAACTTTGGCAGAGCGCGTTCTTACAGTTACTGACCTTAAAGTAAATTTGGAAGTTTGTAAAAACCAATTCGCAAAAGATTGGGAAGCTGCTCAAACAGGCCGCGGATTTGCGAACGATACACTTCCTGCCAACTTCGCAGACTTCGTTATCGCTCACTTGAGTGGTAAAGTAGCTGAGAACATTGAGTACACTTTGTGGCAAGGTAACTTTGAGAGTTCATCTTTCACTGCTTTCAACGGAATTTTGAAAGTGTTGGATACTGCTAAATCAGGTACTCCTGATGTTGACTTCGCTAACGCATTCACTGCTGCTAACATCGTATCTTCATTGACTACTTTGGCTAACGCATTGCCTGCTACATTGGTTGGAGATGCTTCTGTAAAGCTTTACGTTAACCGTAAGACTGCTCAGTTCTACCGCCAAGCTTTATCAGCTTTGGGTTACTTGCAACAGTTCAACGCTGCATCTAACTACCCTCTAATGTTTGATGGTTACGAAATCTATGTATGCCCAGGAATCCCTGACAACGTAGCATTGTTTGCTAAGGCTGATAACCTATTCTTCGGAACTGACTTAGTATCTGACTTCAACGAAGTTAAGGTAGTAGATATGTCTGTAACTGATGGATCAGACAACGTGAGAATGGTTATGAAGTTCCGCGCAGGTACTCAAGTAGCTATCCCTGCTGAGGCTATCTTAGGATTCATGAATCCCTAATTAATACTCCTTTGTTAAAAGAGTGGGTAAGCTAAGAGCTGCCCATTCTTTGCAAAGAATATTTCATAATAATAAAAAAAATTTTACACACCGATGAGCTGTCTAACTACCGCTGGATTCCAGATTCAGTGCAAAGAATCGATTGGGGGGATTAAAGCAATCTACCTTGGTTCTTATGCTACCTTCGCTAACACTGCTACCATTGACGGAACAAGTAACTTAGTTACTGCTCTTGCAACAGGTAGTGTTTACGAATTCGAATTACCTAAGCACACAGGATCATTCACAGAAGAGGGTACAATCTCTATTGAAAATGGCACAGTGTTCTATACTCAAACTGTTGTAGCTTCATTCCATGGGATGAGCGCTGCACGTTCACTACAACTTCAAAGAATTGCTAAAGGCCGTAACGTATTATTCGTTCAGGACAATAACAATAACATTTGGATGTGTGGGTATAAGGATGGTGTTGAGGTTACTGCATTCACTACTACTACCGGTACTACCAAGGGTGACCTTGTAGGATATACAATTACCTTCACAGGAGAAGAGAAGGATAAAGCTTATTTGCTTGACCAAGATCCTGGAGATTCTCCATTTGCAGACTTCTCTACAGTTACTGTAGTAGCAGGTACATTGTAAACTAAATTGTGCTATCTTTAAAGCATGATTTATTTAGTAAAAAATACAGCAGCACAGCTCCTCTACCTTACACTAAAGGAAGGGGAGCTTTTGCTTGCTAACCCATACACTCATTATCTGCTTGAACTAACCAACGAGCAGACACTTCAGAAACTTTACGCTATCCCTACCAAGATAGCTGAGAATGATAGGTACACTACCATTCGTATTGGCACTAACGCCAACACACCAACTGCTGCAAGCCTACTAATTAACTACCCAGCGAGATTCTCGTACGTAGTTTATGGGCAAAATAGCAGCACTAATTTAGATCCTACAAACGCGGCAGTAGAGGGGGTAATAGAGAAAGGATATTTAATAGTAGAAGATGTAACTACTCCTCGCTATACTGAGCCGAATTTAACAATTGATAACGATATTACTTACAATGGATAATATAGCACAGCCATCAGTACCAATGTTAGTGAATCTTGGAGCAGCAATGCCGCAAGAAGCTACCGAGAAAGAAACACCTAAAGGATGGGTGACTTTAGGCGAGGCGAATTTATTCAGTAACTACTTAATCGATTTGTATTATGCCTCTCCTGTGCACTCTGCTCTAACTATGAGCATATCTTTCATGATAGCAGGAAAGGAAATTAAGAGCAATAATCCTGCTGCACAACGTGAGATAGATAGACTTAAATTAAATACTATCCGCAGGCCAATAGCATTGGATGCAAAGATGCAAGGCGGCTACTACTTAGAAGTAATTTGGAGCGTAGATAGAAGCACCATTGCTAAGATTAATCACTTGCCTTATGAGAATTGTAGATTAGCAGTGGCTAACGATGAGGATGTTATACCTGGCATCTACTACTCAAAGGATTGGAGCGACACTCGCAAGAAGAAAAACATTCCTGTGTTCATCCCGATGTATAACACTACCACAAAAGCAGATGAGCCTTCTCAAGTGCTTTTTATTGGAGTGATGACACCAGGCAGCGCTTACTATCCGAAGCCTGATTATTACAGTGCTATCAATTACATTGAAATCACTCGCGACATTAGCGAATTTTATAGAGCATTCTTAACGAATGGAATGGCTCCGAGCTACTTCCTTCACATGAATAATGGCATTCCTGATCCTGAAGAGCAGATGGCTATCCGCAGAAATTGGGAGACAATGATGGGTGCGAAGAAAGCAGGTAAGGTAGTATTTACTTTCAACGAATCAGCTGATAGAGCACCGCGTTTAGACTTAGTTCCTATGACTGATGCTGATAAGCAATGGCAAGAATTAAGCGTGCAGTCAAGAGAGAACATCTTAGCAGCTCACAGAGTTACTTCACCTCTATTATTTGGTATTCGTGATGCAGGTGGATTAGGTAGCAACGCAGATGAGATGAAGCAGGCTTACCGCATCTTCAATAGAAATATCATTGAGCCTTATCAAAAGATTATAACTGATTCACTTGAGGAGATATTTAAAGGCATGGGCATTGTTGCTGATTTATACATTGAGTCTAATGATATATTCGCTGATGCGGCTGAGGCAGCGCCACAAATAGCAGCACCAACTGTTGCAGATAATGCAACAACTGACACTAACGCACCTGCATCGGTAGCACCAGCAGGAGCATCAGTAAGTGATGTAACTTACAATGGTGCTCAGATAGCAAGCGCACTTGAGATTGTAGCAGCAGTTCAGACAGGAGCGCTAACAAAGGAGCAAGCTATTGTATTCTTAGTTCAGTTCCTACAGCTTCCAATAGATGTAGCTACTGCAATGTTCACACCTTCAGAAGGCAGCGCTGTAGCTAAACTAAGCGCTCAAAAAAAAAAGATTAATTTAGATCCACAAGAGAAGCCTCCAATCTTTACCGAAGATGATGAAAATTGGTGGTGTGAATTTTTAGAAGATAAGGGCGAGATAGTAGATGAGGAAGAGTGGGAGCTTATAGAAGCTGAGCCTGTTAATCTTGCATCAGTTAGAAGCTATGCAGATCCTGATAAGCCATCTGAAATGGATAGCGGATTGTATAAAATTAGATATAGCTATTCAAAGAATTTAAGTAAAGATAGCAGAAGATTCTGCCGTCAAATGGTAAGCGCCGCTAAGGCTGGCATTGTATACCGTTATGAAGATTTAACTGCAATGAGTGCAGATACTAATGACCTTAATCCTAAGATGGGCCACAATGGCTCTACCTATAGCGTATGGTTATACAAGGGCTCAGTCAATTGTAAACATTACTGGGAGCGTAGAGTTTATTTTCGCAAGAGAGAGAAAGGAAGATTCATTGCAGATAATGGATTAGACTCAAGTAATCCAATTTCAGTGGCTAAAGCAATCAGAGCAGGAATGCCTTTAAAGGATATAGCTAAAGACTTCGCTACAGCTAACACTCGCACGTATGACTTGCCGAATAATGGCAGATATCCAGGAACAAATTAAACACTAAACACAATGGCAATAGCACCCGAAATATTATTCATTAACGAGGAATTCTTAAAGAAGTACACTCAGCTTAATGAGGCTGTAGATACTAACTTAATTAGACCTGCCATGTACTTGGCACAGGATAAGTACATGACTTTGTACCTTGGCACTGATTTAACTAATAAGATTAAATCTGAGATAGAGAATGGCACTTTGACTGGAGTCTATGAGACTTTATTAAACGAATACATCGTTAAGCCTACAGCTTGGTGGACCATGGTGGAGCTTTATCCATTTCTCATGTACAAGCATGACAACGGTAACTTAGTTACACGTCAATCAGAGAACACTACAGCCATCACTAAGGGTGAGATGGATAGCTTAGTAGAGAAGGCACGCGAAAATGCTCAGTGGTACACTCAGCGCTTAGTAGATTATTTGTGCGACAATAGCAGCAGCTATCCTGAATACAGCTCTAATAACTTCCCGGATATTCATCCATTGCGCAAAGTGAACAGGCAGAGCACTGTAGCTTTTAGTGAGGGTAGAAATTATGATAGCGCTTGGAGCAGATTCAACGTGAGAGATTTCACTAACTAAGATACATGACAAAGGAAGAAAAAACACGTAAAGACTATGAGCGAAAGCTTAAAGTCTACTTATCTAAACGCGACAAAGAACTAAGAAAGAATGAAAGCACCAACAATAGAAGAGCTTAAAGCTCAATTCACAGAGCTTGGCTACAAATGGCCTACCATTCACATTGTGGGTATCCGCAGCAAAGCTAACGAGCCTAATAAATTTGATGATCTAATAGGCTTGGTGCAGGGTAATGAAGTCAAGTGGTACACTGGTACTACTAATCCAGGTACTTTTTGGCTGAATAATCCCATGAATAAATTAGGAACTGCAGTTTTGAAGCCAGGGCAATACGTAGACACTTACACAATAGGGCTGCATCAGGGCAAATACAGCGCATTAGTGCAGTCAAAGAAAGTAACTGTATTCAGAGATGCCGATAAGGATAACATTGCTGAGGAGCAGGGTAAAGAAGATACAGGCCTATTTGGAATTAACATCCATCGAGCTAATGAATCTACTGAGTCTCGCAATATTGATAAGTGGAGTGCAGGCTGCCAAGTGCTGAATATCCCTAAGCAATACAAAGAGCTTATTCAGGCATGCATTAAATCGAATAAAAAGGCATTTACTTACACTCTTATAAAAGAGATATGAGTAACCATCAACAACAAATAGCCGAAGGAGTAACCGGTACTATTAGCAGCATCTTGTTATCAGTACCAGCATGGATGTTAGATGTTGAATTTGCATTAAAGATATTTTGTCTATTACTATCAGCTGCTGCATCTATCTTCACTATCTATAAGATGAATAAGAAGAGAAGATAATGCAGGATTACGCAAAAGAGTTAATACAGTATGGTGCATTAGGTGTAATCTGCATAGGCATGGGCTACATGATATTTAAATATTGGCAGACAGATCGTGCCGAAAAGCAGAGATTGATAGAGCGCTTAGAGAAGCTTAATGATGAGTTAAGACAAAATAAATGAAATGGCTTAAGAGCATATTTAGTAATGAATCAGATGCGAGCTCTAAGCGAGTGGCATCTATATTAGCTTTACTTGTATGCATCAACTTAAGTTATATCGGCACATTCACAGAATACAAGACTCCTGAATACATGTTTGATGGCTTGCTTATTTTAGCAGGTGGAGGATTAGGATTAACAGTTATAGAATCTATCTTTGCAAATAAAAAGAAATCTAATGACTCAACAAGCCAAGAATCAAATTAAAGGAGCAACAGTTATAGTGGTAGCAGTAACCATCTGCGCTGTTATGCAGATGATGTACATATCTATTAAGGATAGCAAGAAAGCTTTAGAGGGATATGAGCGCAGAGCAGAGAGAGCAACTCACGTAATAGATTCTTTAGAGGCTACTAACGTACAGCGCATGCTTCAGATTAAGGAACTTAACGAGCAATTAGAACGTAATACAGCAATTTATGAAGCAAACATTAGCGCTATTGATTCTCTTGATAAGCATGGGCTTAGGAGAGCCATGCACAATCTACTCTCAAGCCTTACCGAAGAGAGATACCCTGGTCAGCTTAACGAGTGAGCAAGTAAGAAGCCTGCTTAAGCTCAAGGCTGAGCGAGATTATTTTAAGACTCAGTTCATTACGCTATCTAAATCGGATAGCATTTCAGCCATTGTCATTAAGGATCAGCAAAAGTCTATAGATGCATGGGCCATCACCAACGAAAAGACTTCACAGCAGTTAGTTAAATCTCAGGAAGAGTTACACAAAGAAGCTGCACGCAAAGAATCTTGGCGCAATACAGCGCTAATAGGTATTCCCATCTCATTCGTGGGGGGTATTATCTTCACTTTATTTTTCTAAACTAACAAATCTTTGTTAATAACTTTGCTATAATTAGTAAGGTTTCTTTTGCTTTTCTAAAATATAGTAGTACATTTGCTAAAATTAAATCAATAAGCAAATGAAAAAAGCACTATTCTTCTTAGCCATGCTAATAGCAGGCTTACTCATCGGAGGATCATTCGATGCAGACACAGCTAAATTAGAATCACAACCTAATCACGTCAGCAAATGAAACAGGATTTATCATATTTTTTAAATCAAACTTTTGATGAACTTGAGAATATTAACAATAACTTTTTAAACATAAAAAAACAGCCTGTGAAAACACTTTTTCAAATTGTAGAAGTAGCCAAATATGATGGCACTCGTTATTACTTATACGTAGATGGCTCATGCCACAAATCATTCAGTACTTATGAAGAGGCTTACTGCGAGTACACGCTGGCCATTAACTTCAGAGAGACTCGCACAGTCTTAGTAAGTAAGGAGGTAGAATTATGAACTACGTACTTAAAGTAACACCATTGCGCGAGGATAGAATCAGCCTATACCATAGGCTCAACATTCCTACACAATTCGAAGCAGAGACCTTTGAGATAGCACAGCAGCTTGCTCACATGTTATTTGACTTGTATGACTTCAAAGAAACACTACCATTCCAGGAAGAGCTCACTGAATATTCTATAGAAGGCGAAGGTTTCTTAATTGAAATCGAAAAATTATCTTAAATTAGCAAAAATTAATAATCATGAATAAACCAAACAACAATCTAACCGGTAAGGTTATCGTAAGCAGGTGGGATGCCGAGGCTTGCACATGGAGACTGTACACATCAGCACACTCCTATTCTTTAAATGATTTCTCAATTGCCAAGAAGCATGGTGAAGTATTCCCTGAAGATGGGACATTCTTATACCAATTCGAAAGCGAAGACGAGAATAATGTGCATGACTATTTTATGAGCGACCGCTATGTTATCTGATCGCGCAAAGAGCCGCTTCATTTGCGTGCAGAGTTCAGTAGCGGGAAAGCAACTGAATTACAATGAAATAGTACAGCATCTTCAATATGCTAAAGGCACAACGGCCTATGAGAATTGGAGAGCGCATTTCATCAATAATCCCCATGAGTTACAGCAGGGAGCCTGATTGGAACAAGCTCAAGCCATCAATTGATTGGGATGAGATGGAAGAAAAGTTAGCAGATAAATTAAGTACGTATATTAATCAAAACAAAATAAAACAAACAGTTATGAATCAGTCAGTAGTAAAATCACAGAAATTCGTTAGAGATTGGAATGGCCCATCAGGCACCATCTATTACTTCGATTTAGTATTAGAGAATGGCGAGGTAGGCCAAGTAGGTGTAAAGGACATGAACAGTCCTAAGATTGCAGTAGGCGCTACTATTCACTATACAGCCGAAGAGCGCACTGGACCAACAGGCAGAAAATCAACTAACTTTAAATTGCAGAATCCAATGCCTTACGCTAATAGCTCTACTCCAAGAGGTGCGGCGAATAGCGCTCCTAATTACCGCAAAGAATCACCTGATGTGCAGAACTCTATCAGCAGATCAGTGGCTTTGAACAATGCTGTGTTATTCTGCAATGCGAGTAAAGACAATAAGAAGCCGAGTGATGTGTTAGAGGCTGCCGAGATATTCTTAGCGTGGCTGAAGGAAGAGGAAGTTAAAGTTAGTTCACCAATTAATACTAAATTAGATGAAGCAAGCGACGATGAAATGCCATTCTAAGCTTACTCCATTTCACAGCTGGGTACGCAGTCACTTTGTGACTGTGGCTCAGTTCGCTGAAGTGCTTGAGGTAAGTTACCCAACAGCTCAGAAGTACATTAAGCAGCCTCGCAGTATGAAGGTAACGCACATAGGCAAGCTTGCTAATATCACTGAGGAAGAGATACCATACATATTAGAATTAATGAAGGATAGCAAATGAGTAAAGTAATAGATAGAAAGATAGCAGACATCCTGCTGCTTATTCCTTCTGAGATGCAGCAGAATGCACGTAGAAGAATAGATAACCTGGTAAGAGCTGTAAACAACAGTAACATTCCTGAACTAAAGTGGAAGTCAATTAATGGAATAGCTGAGAGCATGAATGAGGCTAAGGCTAATAGAATGCTTGAGATTCTTTTAGAGAAAGGTTATACAGATTGGCCTAATCTTAAAGGCAGAAGCCGAGTAAGGGAAGTGAATGATGTTAGGCAGATATGCATGTGGATCATCCGACATGGCACCAGCATGAGCCTGCATAATATCGGTGCTATATTCGTTAGACATCACGCTACCATTCTGCACGCTATTGAGCACGTAGATAACATGATTCAAACGGATAGCATTTACAGGAGTAAAGTAGAGCAGATGCTTAGCCATCTTGATAATGAGCATCTAAACAAAGTGTTTTATAAGTTAATTCAATAATCAAATCACTAAACCAATGAAGCAATTAGCAATCAATTTTGAAAAAAGAAAAAATCAAAAAGTTACTCATGAACGAGTTAAAAAAGTATGTGAATTAATTAATGCTGGAGCTACTCCAAGAGAGGCTATAGCAGTAGTTAGAATGGGAGCAGGATATACGAAACTTCTTATTGAAGTGGGTATAATTAAAAAGGTGGGTAAAAATGAATGGAAGGCAGTAGAAAAATTACATCAATCTACCTTTAATGAGTTCATTAAATTAAAGCAGAGCTATAATCAGGTTACTAATCAAAAAGCTGAGCCTATAAAAAAAGCAGTAGCACTGCCATGGTGGAAAAGATTTCTTCTATATTTGTTGAATAATTAATAATCTTAAACCAAATGACAACAATCTTACTGAAGCGCATTGAAGCGCTTGAAGAGAGAGTGCGAGCGCTTGAATCTAAGCGTGCAGCCTCTACTAAATTCACTCCCCCATCACTATCAGATGTAGTAGAATATCTACAAGATTTAGTTTTAGCTAAGAAATTCTACTGCCATTATGAATCTAATGGATGGAAAGTAGGCAAGAACTCCATGAAGAGCTGGAGAGCAGCCGCTGATCAGTGGAGAGCACGTGAGATTAACAACAAAAACACTACAGAAAATGAGCAAAGAATTGGCCGCATTAGTACAGCAGAGCTTCAGTCGTTCACTAAGCGCTGAAGAGAGAGCAATAGCTGAGTGCATTAGCTCACCTAAGTTACACACGCTATCCGAGCAGGAGTTTAGAGAGTTAATTGCTCAGGCTGCTGTGATAAATTCTATTAAGGCTTTACCTTCAGACATAGAAGTAACTCTTCTTCAGCAACTTACGCAAAACACGTATCGGAGTACAAGTATTAAGGATTGGCAGAATGCCTTTTTGTACAATGCTATAGGTAAAGATTTCGAAAGAGTAGAAGCATTTAATCTATTCAGTATCTCATTTATGGCCGACGTACTCAAGCGCTATGAGGAATATAAGAGTAAAGTGTGGCGAGAGCTGAATAAGGCTTTAATCTTACCGGAAGCTGAGCCTCGTGAATACACTCCTACTAATCCTATAGATGACTTGCATGCTGATGCGGAAAGGTATAAGAATGGTAAGCAAACGTGGGTAGAGATATCTGCACCTTACAACTGCCAGCGCTTATTTCGCCAAGGCATTTATAAGAAGTCGGATTGGATGCCTGAAGTTTGGGAGCGAATGGATGACTTAGCCGAGCAGCGCATAGCACAACGGTGGAAGGATGCTAACAAGCTTCGCAACGAAGGCACTGATCAGGATTTCATTAATGCTAAGAAGATAGAGCTCAGCCGAATAGTTTATATTGACATCATCAAACAAATTAACAAAGAGAAATCATGACAAGAGAGAGGTTTCAAGAGCTTATCTATATTCATGAAGAGATAGATGATCTAAAGACTAAAATAGTAGACTTAACAAGAGCTAAAAAAAGAAAGCCTGAGCTGTACATTCCTAAAGAATTTGGCTATTCAATTTCTATAGTTTACATCAGTAATGAAAATTACGAAAGCATTATTGATTATGAGATTGAAAAATGCCAAGAGCAAATAGAAAAATTAACTAAAGAATTTGAAAATGGCTAAAGATTGGACCGTAGAAGAAATACAATACCTGGTTAATCACTACGCTGATAACTTTACCGAGGATATAGCCAAGGCTTTGAATAGAACTGTTAGCGGAGTTTATGGCAAGGCTTATTCTCTTGACATAAAAAAGAGCAAGCTCCATCATGAGAGAGTAATGGCTAAGACTTCTGTTAAGCTAAAAGAAAATTCCAAGTTACACCGTTACGCTAAGGGCCATGTGCCTGCTAACAAAGGAAAGAAAGTAG